CGAGCATCCGCTTGCTGCTTTGCAAAATCGAAGTTCAGAACAGATTGCAGTTTCTCTCGAGCCTCGATTTGAGTCGCTAGATCCCGCTTGAATTTGTCCGCAGCCTGGAGGGCTGCCGCAGCTTGTCTCTTTGCCTCTTCCACAAAAGAGTCACCCGCTGGCGCGGATCCGGCGAAAGGATTAGGAATCGGATGCCCAATGATGAACTCAATTGCTTCCTTGATTTGCCTGGTAACAAACGCCACGCCCTCCAGTTGAGCTTTGAAGGCTGCGAATCCAATCTTTATTGGCCCAGCAATAGCCCCTGCGAGCCCTTTAACTGCGCCTTGTAGTTCAATGAATAAGACGCGATTTTCTGCAAGGAATTTAGACAGGTCTTTTAGTACATCCAGTACAACCGGGATAGCTTGTGTTCCCAATCCGCGAAGTTGAACTTCCAACAGGACCAACTGATCATTGAACTCGTCAGCGCGCTTGGCCTCTTCGGTCGTTACAAGGCCCATCCCTTTTAGCTTTTCAGTGATCTTGTCGATATCGCCATTGGTTTCTTTAGCTATCGCCAGGAATGCCTTCGCCCCTCTTCCGAAAACTTCGCGAGCAAGGGCCGTTTGCTGGAACCCTTCGGGCATCTTGGCCAGGGCCGCAATGGTTTGCCGGAGAGCCGTTTCGGTATCAGTGATGTCGACCCCGAGCTTTCGAAAGGTGGCCCCTGCCTTGCTGTCAGCATCTTCCGTAGCGTTATTGAGGTTTGTCTGAAAGATGCTGAGCGATTGCGCTGCGGAGTTGATGTCCCCACCTGTCTGACGAAATAAGATATCCAGCGCCGAAAGCGTTTCAACGCTGACTCCCGTCTGCTGAGATAGATCAAATAGCTTTCCTTGAAATTCCGCAGATGCTTTTGCTAGTTCAAAGATTTCTTTAGCAGCCAACACGGCGCCGGCTGCAAGCGCCGCCAATGCGGCCACGGCAATCCCTATTGGCCCTGCCATTGCAGCGATCGAGGTGCTGGCCGCAGTGCTTTCCCCAGCCACTTCAGCCATCTCTGTGCCGGTCTGCTCAAGTTGTGGAATGAGGTTCTGAGCGAGTGAGGCACCGAAGAAATCTATAGCCGCTTTATCCCTGTTTGCTTGTCCTTCAATCTGAACAAACTGAGTTAGGAATGAAGCTATTTGCGGAACTGTCTTGCCAGACTCTTTTGCAATGGATTGAATCGAGTTCGCGACATTCGCGATTGCTTTATCAGTCTTCCCTGATTCGGAAGTGAAGTTACGAAGGTTTTCAGTGACGCGAAGGAACGCGCCACCTACCAGGGGAATCCGTTGGCCAACAAAGACATTTAGATTGTCGCCTATATTTGAGAATGCTTTGTTTGCAACTGTGAGTGTTTGTGTGAGTTGTGGCCCAAAAGATTGACGAAGCTGCGACACGGCTGCGCGTGTTTCCGCAACCACGGCCTTGGCCTGAGCATTGTCAGCTCGTAAACGGAAGAGAAGTGAAAGGTCTTCTGCCATATAAAAACAAAACGCCCAGCTCAACTAAGAACTGGACGCACAAGGCATCACTCAAAATGACCATCCCTCAGGGGGATGTGATTGTCGATAAATCTCGAACGCTATCAAGCGAAGGTGATCAACTGTAAGAACATTTGTATGAGTCTTGCCCCCATGCCTTGTACCGATCCTGATTTCACCTTCGGTTATTTCTAAAAATGGCCTCTGACAATCTGCGCAAATGAGAACTGATGACGTCCCGCGGTTCTCTATCGTTAGCCGATGATTCAGAAACTCCCCTCTCGCCTTCTTTCGATGTTCGGCTGCGCGGCGCCAAGGGCCTTAGTCAGCAGGCCCCCACTCGCGGCCTCAAGTAATCGCTGTTCGCGCTCTGAATCATCCATTCTCAAACGGGCCGTGCAAGCAAAGTCGAACTCCAAGACGATTACCTTATTGAATCGATCCGACAGTTTCAAGAGGCTGCTTGTCGGCACGCCGGCGTTTCTTGCGGTCAGAGCCAGAAGCAATAATTCTCCGTTTCGATCCTCTACGAAACGCTTGCAGGCTTTCTATGCCTGCCACCCCCCTGTGAGTCATGGCCCAGTGAAAGATCTCATCAAAGTCCTCGCGCAGCATTTCAGCCGCCCCAATCTCGTTATCGTTTGTCGCAAATTCAACAAACTTCGGATTGACTGTGCAGTCATGGACGATCTCGCGCATGAAAATCAAAGCATCAAGCGCGTCCTTATCAGTCAAAGCATCCTCGGCTTGTTCTGTGCTCTGCGCTTTCCATGCCTTGACACCAACTTCAACCAAAGACTTTGGTAAGCGGCCCATAACCATGTAAGACTGGAGATCGGGACGGCGTAGTTCAAAGACTGAGCCGCTCTTTAACTCCACGATCTCCGTCGGACGATCTGATCTAACCTTTTCGGCGTTAGCGCGGTACTGTGCCGCGCTCATAGGTTTAAGTTCAGCCATTACGATTGAGCCCCCGCGTTCTGCACGAAGTAACGGCCAACTCGATCCTCTTTCGCGCGCGAAGAAACAGCCAGCCCGCGAAACGCTACGGGAGACTTGCTTAAGTCTTTCGACGTGATGTTTCCCGCCAGCCCCTGGTCGTTGAAAGCCTTGTAAAGATGTACGACACCAAACCGTGTTGGATCGTCTTCCATCGGCCAAATGAGAGCAACAGACGTGTATTGCTGAGTGGCGTTGCCGAAGGTCACGCCCTTTGAACCCTGAACGTCAGATCGTGTCGTAGTGGGATTGAGCACTTCTACAAGATCCATGTCCATAATCTGAAGCAGTGAACCTGAGATCAGCGCTTCCTGCGCTGTAACGCGCGTGATGATCGGATCGGGTGACTCATCGGCGCTGAAGTTTTGAAAGGTCGGCTTCACCGAGAACGTCCAGCCGGCATCAGTCCAGCCTACGTGCAGTGCGTTGGGGTTTTGCCCGGAGTCTGGCGTACCATCATCATCAAGGATTAACCTGACACCAGCCAGGCCGTCCCATGCCCCGGTTCCACCTCCGAGGTCGATATAAAACTTGCCCGGCCCAATTCCTACATTTTCAGTAACAAAGTTGTCTGGTGTGCCTGCCATTGTGAATAGCTCCTCTCATAAGTGAGTCCGAGGCGGCTATTCGTTGACGTGGCTTATTAGAAAGCGAGGTCAAGCGGCGTGCTCAGAAGTGATTTAAGAAATATCTTTTAACCACTGCTCCCACGCAGTGATCATTCCCTTTACTAATCGAATCAGGGCTTCATGCAATTTACGCGTTGCTGGATGCACTATTGCTCGTTGAACGAGAGCGTGGCCTGCATCAGAGAGTCACGATAAAACATAGACTTGCCCTCTCTAATCGGTCCATAAACGTGCTCCAACTCCAGCACGACTCCAAACATTATGGTGCTCATGTTACGCTTCCAGTCGGACTTACGTGCGGAGCGCAAAACGATGTCCAGCGTTCCGGTGTATTTCATAATCTTGCGAGTAACATTCGCCGCGGAATCTGCGGTCACTCCCACGTAAATATCAAATCTCACAGGCTGCTTCAGCCGATCCGCCGCGTCAGACTCCGTTAATGGGTTTCGATTTGGCCCGATAGCAAGACAGGGGAAAACGAGTTTCTGAATCTGGCCAAGCTCGCGTTCTTGAAAGTCCTCTAAATACTGCGGATCATCTGACGATAAGGCGGCTTGAATAGGATAGAAGAAATCAAGCGCCTCTTTGAAATCGCGTTCGATGATCAACAGAGCATTGTCTATAACCCCCTCTTCTTGAACCGCAAAATATTTCGGCACCCACACCATTAAGCCGCTTTCTCCTGTACTTCAAATCCCGTGTTGCGCGCGAACTCAACCAATCGTTGCTGAATGCTCTTGATCATCTTCCGTTTATTGTCTTCACTCAATGAAATGATTGGACGTTTCCGGTGTTGGGCTAAGGCATAAGGCAATGCCGAACCAATGGTTAATTCATCTCTTTCGGGCCTTAGAATTGAATCCAAGGCGTCCGGGCCCGTCATCGACTCATATAAGGCGTCTTCTCTTCTAAGAATCGTTTTACCGGGGAATTCCCGCTCCTTAAATACCTTATAGGCCGGACTCAGTGGCGCCCATTGACCTGATGCCCCTTGTGCGCCCTCAGTAGCGAATTGCTCAGTTTCGATTTCATAAAATGCTGTAATAACTCCCGGCCAAAAGTTTCGGAAGTCAGAAATCTCCTGCTCAACGCGATTGAATGCACGGTCGAGTTGTACTTCGCCTGAGACTTCTGCCGTAAAGTGGATCACACAAAGACTGCTCCCATATACTTGTATTTAAGTCTCCTTGCTTCATTTTTTACTCGGGGTGGCATTGGTTCGCGCAGGGGCTGGCCTTCCAAATTAGTGAGTTTAACGTTTGCTGGATCTGTTTCTCGATGAAGATTAATCACCAACTCAATAACCGGATTCTTTACCTCTGCCGGCGTTTCGCGGAATCCCCAAATTGCAGAAACAGTGATCGGGACTCCTGACCACCATCCCGACCATGAGCAGTTATGAAATTGATTGAATGGTGGTAATACTCCGGTGCTCGTCGTTAGAACAAGATAGCCATCCTGTTCAGCAAAATCTGGAGTTGTATATCCGCTCGGAACCGTGATGCTGGTATTTAATGACCCTGGGACATAAGGAGGCAGCTTGATGTAGTTCGTTCCATTTCCATAGAAGATTTGCTCAGTCGCGATCGGTATTGGTGCCGGACTGAAATAACCGTCAGGCACTCCACACTCAAGATCGAACATTCGGCTGGCTTGCTCGATTAAGTCTTGCAGTTCGCTATCAGGAAGCGCATTCTTAGTTGCGGAGCCGCCTGGACCTGAACCTCCAGACATTCGACGTCTTACTTCAATAAGTGAACAGTAGGCTACTGAGCGCTGGATACGGACGAGGATCGAACGTTTCTCAGTCTCCCCGTTATTCGCAACGATTGTATTGGATAATTCGTAAGTCTCGCCCCAAGTGCCACCAGATAGCCTGATCAGGCTTTTAGTCGAAGTATTGCTGCTTCCATCGATAGTAATGCCGGAGGGACCGGTCCATACAGAGGTGCTAATCGTTAGGCTGCCCAGCCAGTCGGACCAGTCGATCTCGTAATCAAGAACTTCCGATGGCTCTTTAGTAAACATACGTTGAGCGGATTTCTCACGGCATCAGCCGACTCTGCGCGGCTCGCGCGAAATCAGTAGAGCATGATTTTCCCCTTCAATTAGGAGTTTATGATTTTCTGCTCCGATACGTTCTGAGAAGCGCGGTCTAAATGCGAATACGTCAGGGTGATAGCCAACAAGTGTCAGACCACTGGTGTCTGGATTGATTGTGACAACCAAACCCCTCACGTTCGGGGCAAGGGTAGCCAGCGATAGGTTGACCGTCTGAGACTTGATTCGGGAGGCCAGCGTCGCAGTGAATGTTTGGGTATTTAATGTGGCCGCCGCTGGCTGTACGGCAAATCTTAGCTTTGGTCCAAAGGTTGAAATCGTAAGAACTCGAGTTGCCGGCGTTACCGTTAGGGCTAAAAAAGGACGGTATGTTGTAAGGACTAGAGAGGCCGTGGACGGAATTGCAATCCTACGAATGGTCGCAATGGGAGCAAAGGCTGAAAGGTTTAACGACGTCGCTGAAACCTGAATTCTACTTGCGAGTAAGGGAGCAAATCTGGTTAAGGTGAGCGCCTTTGTTGCTGGTACGACATATGTTCCGTGCTGAAGTGTTGACGCAAATGTTGTCAGACTTACCGAGGCCGTATTCGGGACAAATCTGAATCCCTTTACAACCAAAGGCGCGAAGGTTGAGACAGTTAGAGACCGGACTGCCGGAATAACAGATTGAGCAAGTACCGGAGCAAACTTCAACGTCGCTAGTGATGCCGTGCTTGGCTGAACATGTGTGCCGTATTGGACCGTTGCGGCAAACCTATTCAGCGTCAGTGGTGTGGTGCTGGGCGTTAAGTGGTAGCCGATCGATACAGTCGGAGCGAACGTTGAGAGCATCAGTGATTTGTTGCTGACGATAACGTGTCCCGCGAGAACAGGGGCAAAGGTATTTGCAGTTAAGCTCGCGGTTCCTGGTGTGACCGCGACATTTGCAGTAAGTGAGGGAGCAAACGTTGTTAACGTTAGGGCTACCGTTGAGGGCGTGAGTTTTTCTGCGAGAGCCGGCGCGAACGTGCCCAGTGAGAGGCTAAGCGTCGAGGGCGTGGCCCGGACATTGCTCGATACCGCGATCGTAGGTGCGAAACTTGTCAGACTGAGTGACCGAGTAGCAGGAACAAAACCAAACGCATTTATCGGCGCAAATGCCGAAGTGCTTAATGACGCCGTATTAGGGACAACCGTAACGTTGACTGGAATAACCGCTGTAGGCGCGAAGCTGGCAAGCGTTAACGCCGAAGTGCTTGGAGTTGTTGTCTCTGCAAGTTTTGGTGCGAATGTAAAGATCGATAGACTGACTGCCGATGGGACAACACGTATCCCTGAAATTATCGAAGGCGCAAAAGTAGAAAGCGATAACGATTGAGCGCTGGGAACAACCGCAACATTTGCAGTTGCAACTACGGTTGGCGCGAAAGTGGTTAGCGACAAGCTCCGCACCGCGGGAATAGCCGCAGTTAAGAGCTTCGGCGCGAAGCTCGACGTGGAAAGGTTGACTGTGTTCGAAGTTGTGGTTTCAGCAAGCCTCGGTGCAAAAGAAGAAGTGCTTAAGCTTTGCGTCGCGGGAATTATGCGCAGAGATGCAACCGGAGCAAACGTCGCGATCAATAGACTGGTGGTGCTTGGTTTAGCCGTTGTTCCGGAGACTGATGCTGGAGCGAAGGCTGCAAGCGTTAATGACCGAGTTGTCGGAACAAGCCCATAGCCAGTCTTTGGCGCGAAGGTAGTTATAGTTAGAGCTTTCGCTGCTGCGACAACGTGAAGCGCGAGAGCAGATGCAAACTGAGAGGTTGCTAAACTCGCCGTTGAAGGAACGATATTCGTTGCTCGTTTCAGCGTTGGGGCAAATGTCGTAATCGAGGATGCTTGCGTTGTGGGAATGACCGCAAGAGCAAGCTTGGGCGCAACCGTTGAGGTTGTGAGAGTTGCGGTCGAAGGCGTAACTCTGACGTTATTAGTCTGGACGGCTGTGGGCGCGAAGGTGGAAAGACTTAGGGTGAGAACACCAGGGATAACTATCGTTGCCGCGCCAAACTTAATCCGCGATTTAATAATTGGCGCAAAAACCTGCCCGCGTCCAAGCCTCATTTAGTAGCTATTACTCCTATTAACGGCCTGCCCGACTATATATGACTTACCAACAATTGCTCCGGGTACTGCCGGGATGTAAGCAATCTGAATCCCGCATTCATAAAGGAATGTATCCATCGCCGTACCGGAAGACTTCATGCCAATAGTGTTGCCGTTGGAGGGGTATGAGCCTGAGGTAGTGTGATTTGTATAGAGCGTTGGTGTACTTGTCAGCGTGATCGCGACGTCAACACCGTTGTCAACGAGCTTAGGCGTTCCCGCAACAATTGGCGTGATCTTGTAGGACGCCGTGCCTACCACACCCGCGACACTGGTACCGGTCATCTGTGGCTGAATTGAGGTGGTCGCAGTGACTTTGCGATAGGTAATGCCGACTGAGACGTTAGCGCCGGCACCGCCGGAGCCTGAGCTATGCGCCTCAATGATGCCGAGTTCAGATGCGCCTGCTGCTAACGCAGCGCTGGATGCGCGAGCGCAGAAGCCAAGAACAACCTCATCAGCCTGAGCCAACGTTCCTGATAATGGGCAATCGTAAGGTGAGG